TAAGCATTGTCCTATGTTCTACGCTTTGGGGTGTTTCAGATTGTTTGATATTTTAGTGTGTAAATGCTCGGGTTTGTGTAAATGGGAGCTGGAAAAGACCATTTGAAAAAGTAGTAGTAAACCCTATCCACCATGCGTAAGATGATTTTCCGGAAAAAATGCCAAACAATTTATGATGTATCATTTACACCACACTTTTGTCTCATTTTCACCACAAATGCTTAAAAAAGAGGCAGATTGATTACACAATCTATAACCGAATCATATGAGGGTTGCACATTCTGTAATGCTTCAACAACTGTTGAACTGTTGCTATTGGTCAATGATCGTGTGACCTACTGGTAGGCATGGTGCAGTGCAGCATAGGGGAGGGCATACCCGTCACAGATTTACTGATTGACCTATGGGGGGGGGAGTCAGTGAGCTGCTGTTTGTTTGTTTTAGCTAGACCACCACACCCACCGATTCAGGTTTTTAAGTTATAAATTGTTTGAGCTATTCAAAATCTCAATGCTATTCAAAATCTCAATGCTATTCACTTCCCCATCCATCCTCCAAGAATCATGTAAATGACATACAGCGAATAACGAAATCAATTTGCATTACTCATGGTAATATCCCTACATGGAAACCACCACGCACATATTGCCAGCGTGGATTGGGACAACCCAACCCACTACCACTGAGCAAACACAATCGAACTACGCCATCCTCATGGAGCGTCAGTTGTCGATCTACGAGTCCATCTGGGAGCAAATCCTAGACCGCACCTCCCTTGGCCATAGACTCAAAGATATTGTTAGCGACGACCCCCGAGAGATCGACTTGGCTAAGTTGAACCGCTGGATAACCAAGGACCCCAAGCGTGCCAAAGAGTACCGTGAGGCTAAGAAGATGGGTGCTCACATGGTGCTGGAGGAGATGCTGGACATATCCGATGCCAAGGACTCAATGGAGGATGTGGCGCGATCAACGCTGCGTGTGAACACCCGCCGCTTGTATATCAAGGCTTACGATAAGGACACCTTTGGCGATAACCCCGGCATGAACGACCAAGCACTAGCTGGTGGCATCACGATCAACATTGGTGCGGTGGAGTCCCCCTACGGTAAGCCAATGGAGACTATTGACATTCAACCCACCGAGCCGACCCTACTGGAGTCATCTGATGAGTAAAATAAAATGGCTTGATCGGCGCATCGCACACCCCGGCCCTTACTTAACTTTGTGCACAAGCGAAAGTGAGTATCTTGCTGCCATGAGGGGATTGGGAATCAAACCAATAGATGATTGGATAAAAACAGAACATGCTGACGCGACGGTACATCACGCTACAAGCAAAGATGGTCAGCAAGCGTCGGTTGTCTGTATTCGAGTTAGTGAGAATAGGACTGCCGTAGAAATTGCCGGACTGCTGGTACATGAAGCGGTGCATATTTGGCAGCGTTATTGTGAATGTATTGGTGAACATACCCCCGGTGCAGAACAGGAAGCGTATGCGATTCAGTCAATAAGTCAAGAACTAATGGCGGCTTACGCCGATCGACTATGAGTAGCTTGGACTTTCCCTTACTCAAATGGCAGCGTGAGGTTCTGGCTGTCAAGCAGCGATTCAAGACTATCGTGGCTGGTAGGCGCTGTGGTAAGACTCGGTTCAGTGTGGTGGAGACTATCATTAAGGCGCTGCAGTGCCCGGACAAGACTGGTGGTGTGCTGTACGTAGCCCCAACGCTGTCAATGGCACGAACGCTGGTCTGGGACTTGTTATGCGAGCTTGGTAGACCTGTCATCAGTAAGATTAACATTTCGAGCAGTGAGATTACTTTCGCTAATGGTGTGAAGGTGTACGTGCGTGGTGCGGATAACCCGGACAGTCTGCGGGGTATGAAGCTGTACCACGCCACGCTGGATGAGTTTAAGGATATGAAGGGGAATGTGTGGACGATGATCGTGCGCCCTGCCCTGTCTGACATGAAGGGTACGGCGACTATCATTGGTACGCCGGAGGCTGGTCCTAGTGAGTTCCGGGATATGTTCGACCGAGGACAGGACGACAGTTTCCCCGAGTGGTACAGCAAGCACCTGACTACGCTGGACAACGAGTTGATCGACCCGGTTGAGATTGAGGAGGCTAGGCGTTCCATGAGCACTCAGGCGTTTAACCAAGAGTTCATGGCATCGTTTCAGACAATGGAGGGGGCGATTTTCAAAGAGGAATGGTTGAAGTATTCGGACACACCTCCCAAGCAGTACAGCACGTTCATCGCAGTTGACCCCGCTGGGTTCGAAGCGGTGGGGCTGGCTGAGAGTAGTAAGAAGAAGCACCTCGACCATACCGCCATCGCTGTGGTGCTGGTGGACGACGAGGGTAAGTGGTGGGTGCGTAAGGTGGAGTACGGGCGCTGGGACGTGCGAGAGACTGCGGTGCGGATACTTCAAGCCATACGCACACACAAGCCACTGGCGACTGGTATCGAGCGTGGGGCGCTGGCTAAGGCGTTGATGCCGTACCTGTCCGACCTGATGCGTAAAAACAACATCTACACCCACGTTGAGCACATTGCGATCAGCGGCAACAAGATCGACCGGATTACTTACAACCTTCAAGGATTGTTTGAGCACGGTAGGATTACGTTGAATAGCCGGGAGAAGTGGGATCAGTTCAAGATTGAGTACATGAGCTTCCCGTCCAGCAAGGCCCATGATGACCTGATTGACGCTTTGAGCTTGGTGGCGAACCTTGTCAGAACGACCTATGCTAAGGTTGAGGAGCCGTATGAGCCTGAGATTTTGAACGACTTGTGCGGGTTCTAGCGGTATACTACGCCAAGTTAGCCTAACGTGAGGTTCGATGATGAGCGACTACGAGAATACCGGAGAGATTGTGGATGACATGGGGGATGAACCTCCTGAGCCGAAGCACTTCGAGCCATCTGAGGCTCAGAAGGAGCTGACTGCGTTCATCATCGACCATACAGACCGTTGGCGCGAGTACCGTGACCAGAACTACATGGACGATTGGCTCAAGTATGAGCGAATTTTCCGTGGTCAGTGGGCGTCTGAGGACAAGATTCGTAACTCCGAGCGATCTAAGCTAATTTCTCCAGCTACACAACAGGCCGTAGAGACTCGCCATGCCGAGATTATGGAGGCGATCTTTGGTCAGGGTGAGTATTTCGACATCAAGGACGACTTGGCTGACAAGAATGGCGGAGTTGACGTTGAGAAGTTGAAGAATCAGCTAAAAGAGGACTTTGCACAGGACAAGATTCGCAAGAATTTCGACCAGATTGCACTGTTGGCTGAGATTTATGGCACTGGTATCGGTGAAATCATCGTTTCCAAGGTCAAAAACTACAAACCAATGACCGTTCCGTTGGATGCGACAACTCAAGCCTATGGTGTGGGTGAGAGCGAGCGCATTTCGATCAAATTGAACCCAGTCAACCCCAAAAACTTCCTTTTCGACCCCAATGGGACTGAAATTGATGACTGTATGGGTGTTGCCATTGAGAAGTACGTCAGCATCCACAAGATTGCCGAGGGCATTGCCTCCGGTAAGTATTTCGACGTTGATGTGACCTCGATGTACCAAGACGATTCGCAGGAAGTCACTCAAGAAATCACCAATTTTGAAGATAACAAGGTGTTAGTGCTCACTTACTACGGGTTAGTACCTAGAGAGTATTTGAGTGGTAACGACGAGTTCGAGAAGGTGATGGAGGACGAGTTGGAGGACTACTCCGACATGGTGGAGGCCATAGTGGTTATTGCCAACGGTGACTTGCTGCTCAAGGCAGAGGAATCCCCCTACATGATGAAGGACAGGCCTGTTCTGTCCTATCAGGCCGACACCGTGCCGTTGCGACTATTGGGGCGTGGTACTGTCGAGAAGTCAATGAACATGCAGGCTGCGATTGATGGATCCATGCGCTCCCACATGGACTCGCTGGCGCTGACCACAGCACCCATGATGGCAATGGACGCTACACGACTGCCTCGCGGTGCGAAGTACGAGGTCAAACCGGGTAACAACTTCATGGTCAGCGGCAATCCGAACGAGATTCTGATGCCGTTCAAGTTCGGCTCTACGGATGGTCAGGCAATGCAGACTTCCAAAGAGTTTGAGCGTATGCTGACGATGGCATCGGGCACAATTGACTCCAATGGTGCGGTGTCTCAGGTGTCGCGTGACGGTAACATGGACATGGCAACTGCCACCATGATTAAGAAGTACAAGCGGGTACTGGTCAATTTTCAAGAGGATTTCCTTATTCCGTTCATATATAAGGCCGCGTGGCGTTATATGCAATTCGACCCGAAGCGATACCCGTCCGTTGACGTGAAGTTCATCCCCACAGCGACTTTGGGTATCATTGCGCGTGAGTACGAGCAGAAACAACTGGCTTTCCTGATTCAGACTTTAGGTGCGAACAGCCCACTGACCCCGATTCTGATGCAGGCCGTGGTCAAGAATAGTTCTTTGCCGAACCGCGAGGATATGCTGACCCAACTGGATAAAGCATCGAAACCAGACCCGAAACAGCAGCAGATGCAGCAGCAGGGCATGCAGCTTGAGATGGCTGAGAAACAGGCCAAGGTTGAGAAAACCCAAGCCGAGACACAGCAGATCATGGTCGAAACCCAAGTTGCACCGGACATTGCCAAGGCGAAGATTGTCTCCGCGTTGTCAAACAATTTGAATGAGGACAATGAGGGTGCTGACTTTGAGCGTCGGGCGCGTATTGCTGAGTTGATTCTCAAAGAGAAGGACATTGACTCCAATGAGAACATTGCCCGGATGCAGATGGCAGCAAAATCAACAAATCAGAGCATGTAAATGACACCGGAACTTCAAAAATACTATGAGAACCGCCTTGACATGATGGGTTCTCAGGGGTGGAAAGACCTCATCGCAGACGTTGAGGTGATGCTCAAAACCACAGACACGCTGGCTGGCGTTACCGCCGATACACTGAGATTTCGCCAAGGTGAAATCTCTATCATGCGCTGGCTGGTGTCATTGAAGGAAACTAGTGAATTGGCTTACGAGGAGTTGAAACTTGAGAACACTTAGAGATTTCGTTTGTGGACACTGCGGTACGACCACCGAGAAGTTAGTGGATACTGACTTTCACAACATCGAGTGTCCTGAATGTCAAGGTGACGCTGTGCAAATCATGGGTATGCCTACGGTACGCCTTGAAGGTATCACTGGATCATTCCCCGGTGCTGCTGAAAAATGGGCTAGAATCCGAGAGGATAACGCAAAAATTAAAGCGAGACGAGGGTAACTATTATGAACACACCGACTACAGTTAGTGCAGGTACAACAACCTCCGAGATATTTGTCAACGCTGACGGTTGGTTAATTCTGACTCCCTCAAGTGGAGCGACAGTTACCGTAACATATACGACCTCGACCCTTTCTGACATTAACGGCAATAGTGCAACATGGATCACCCAAGGTTCATACTCGGTTAGGACTGCGCTGAGAGTTGATGAGGACTTGCAGAGTTTGTATTTTAAGTTGACCGCAACAACAGGGGATGTCAACTATTCCGTTGAGGGCGAGTTGGGTGTGTCAGACCGCATCACATTGCGAAGTTATGCGAAAACTGTCGTCAATTCATTAGGTCCGGCGTACAGTTTGAGCAGTGATGGCAATATTACCGGCATGGTCGGCCCGGATGGATCAATAATCTCTTTGGCCGGGGGAAACGGCCTGAGAACTGTATTGTTTGGTGATAGCCTCTCCCAATACAACAATAGCTCTGTTTCTGTTTCAACTATCAGCCGCGCATCAAATGTGGTGACGGTCACAACTGCCTCAGCCCACGGCATGCGTACAGGGCAGTTCGCCAACATTGTCAATATGTCAGATGCCACGTATCAGGCACTCAATACGCCAATAACATACATCAGTAGCACGTCATTCTCTTACGTGAATAGTGGCTCAAACGGCTCGACCTCTGGCGGCACTGTTGTTGCGCAAAATCAACTTTTCCAAGCTGGCGATTTTGTTTGGGCAAATGCCTTACTTGGTGGGCGCATGCGATTTGTGGCGAATATGGGCGTTGCGACTCAGACGACTACGCAAATGCTGGCACGTATCAACGGTGTTTTTGCACTAAACCCGCAAGTTGTTTATTTCCAAGGCGGCACCAATGATGTGAATGGCGATGTGGCATACGCAACCATCATTGCAAACCTGCAATCCATCATTACGCAAATCACCAGCCGCAATATCTTGTGCGTAATTAAGACCATTCCCCCCTATGGTGGAGCAGGCGCTTTCTACACCGCAGCACGAAATGCGAACTTGCAAAACATTAACCAATGGATTCGCAGGGCTGCAACTGTCTACAAAGGCCTGGTTGTTGTAGATGCTTACAACGCGATTATTAATCCTACGGACGCTAACGGCTACGGTACGGCATCAATGTATCAAGCATCTGACACCGTACACTACAACAGCAAAGGTGCATTGGCTATTGGTCGCAAAGCTTATACAGCCTTAGTCAATTTGCTACCGGAAGTAGACAACAAAGTCACAAGCATTACTGACAACTACGGATTCAACACGGCTAACTTGGATTTGCACGATAGAGCGCCTTGGACAAATTCTGGCGGCACTGTCAATGCTCCAGCAACAGGAACAGCACCTACAGGCTGGATTGTTGATGCAACGGCAACTTGGGCCGTAGCTCCAGCAATTTCGTGTGTTTCACGCTCTGATGGTCGCGGGTTTGACATCACCGCAATCATGACACCAAGCGTTGCAAGTTCGGTACTTACTGTCCGTACAGATTCGACAGCACAAAACGCACGACTGCCGACCTTTGTGGGCAAAACCTACCGATGGGTTGCAGAAGTTGCGATTACCGGGGCTAGTGGGGCAAATATCCGCAACCTCCAGTTTTACAACTCGGCTTCAATCGGTGGCCCCAGTGGAACACTGGCTGCGGCAATAAACGGATCATCCACCGCTAGTCAGATCGCAATTGACAGTGACGGTGTGTTTTTCTTCACAAGTCCAGAGTTTGTTATTCCATCTGGCGCGGTAACCAATTGCAGCGCAACTTTCAAACTTGAATTTGACGCGGCAGGCACTGCTGTAACTATCAAGATTGGCAGCGTTCGCATGATGCCAATGGATGCGTAAGTACGCAATATTTCAGTTTATTCTTGATTTATGGTATAAATGTAGTACGTGCTCACTAACCCTTCTAGGCGTGAGTCATTTTTAACCGACAACCCATTGGGCCGGAGGACAATATGAGTGAATTTCAAGACATTGACGGTGACGTAGGTGAGTTAGAAGCGGTTGAACAACAACACGCTACGCAGCAGGACAACACAGCAGATTTGCCGGAAAAATACAAAGGTAAGTCAGTTGCGGAAGTGGCTAGGATGCATCAAGAGGCTGAGAAGCTGATTGATCGTCAGGGTCGTGAAGTCCATGAGGTGCGACAACTTGCTGACGAGCTAATCAAGTCGCAATTGAGTTCGCCCAAAAAAGTAGCAGATGAGCCGAAAGAGATAGATTTTTTTGAAAATCCACAAGAGGCAATTCGTCAGCAGATTGAGAATAATCCGCGAGTAATCGCTGTTGAGCAATACGCGAAACAAGTACAAGCGGAACAGTCAAAGCAAAGGCTTGCAGCAATGCATCCTGACGCGCATGAAGTCGTCAAGGATGTGGGGTTCCAAACTTGGGTCAAAGCAAGTAAGGTTCGCCAACAGTTGTTCCAACAAGCCGACAACTATGACGTAGATGCTGCCAACGAGTTGTTGTCTACCTACAAGGAATTGCGGTCAGTGCGTCAAAAGCAGGTCGAAGTTGCGGATAACACCGCCCGAGACAAGGCTTTGAGCGCAGCGGCCGTAGAGACTGGCGGTAGCGGTGAGAGTTCTAAGAAAATGTATCGTCGTGCTGATCTGATTCGTTTGAAAATCCGTGACCCGAATAAGTATGAGGCCATGTCTGATGAGATATTGGAAGCATACCGATCAGGTCGAGTTAAATAAATTCGCAGGAGTTAATCATGCCTTTAGGTTCTAATCACGTAACCACCACCACATCCGACAAATTCATCCCCGAGATTTGGTCAGATGAAGTCATTGCCACGTACAAGCAAAAG